TACAACAAGCAGCTACAGGCCCGTAATACGGCTTTGGGTGACGCACTTATCACAGGCGGCAAAAACGTAAGCTATGACGGATTTGAAATAGTGCCTGTAGCATTTATACCCGACGATATTCAGATTGTTACTCCTTATGAAAATCTTATCTACGGTATTTACGGTCAGAGTCTTGAAGTATACCATGATGTTGTTCCCCGTAAAACAAGACACGAATATACTCTTCTTGCGGATTTTGATATGGAAATAAATAATCCCGACGCGCTTGTAATCGGCGGAAACTTTACAGCGCAGACCGATACAAAAAAAGACGATACTGAGCAGACAGCTTAAAGGAGGTTTTTAAAATGCCGAGAAAAAAGGTCGATGAAAATCACAAGATAACAGAGCCGGACTTCGTTGAAGAACCGGCTGAGAGCAGTACAGAAGATACTGCCGTTTATGCTGAAGATATGTCGCCGCTGGCTGCTGAAGAACCTGATGTTGCAAAGGAAAAAGTTTTTCAAGAAAAGTCTGTTGCTGCTGATCCGAACAGCAAAGCGGTGCTGCGTCTGACAAAGGGAGCAACATTTACATCCGGCGGAAAGGTATATAACAAGGGCGTTCTTGAGCCTGTTCCTCCGGATATAGCAGACAAGCTGATGAAAACCGGATTATTTGAAAGAGCGTGATAACATGGCGGTCAGACCATGGGTAACTCCTCAAGAGGTGCGGGACTATACGGAAATTCAATCGGTTCAGGAAAGAAGCGATACACGTATTGCCGTTGATATTTCAAGAGCTGAGCAGTATGTAATTTCATACACAAACAATGATTTCTCCGATTATGAGGAAATACCTCAGAATGTAAAAACAGCCGTGATTCTCTTAGCCGAGACTTACGGCTATAATTCTGTGGTTTCAGCTCAGAGCATTAAATCCGAGACCTTTGACGATTATAGTTATACGGCTGAAAACAGTATTGTCAGCTTCGATACTCTGGGTATTAAACCGCTTCTTGAGGAATTTATAAAGGTAAAACCCAGAAGCGGCGTTACAATGCGGTTAAGGAGGCTTTAAAATGTCATTAGAAAATCTTCTGGACCATAAATGCGATATCTATCACTTGAAAAAGTCTAAAAGTACTGTAGGATACGGTTTGCCTGATACTGTTTCTTTTAATTACGGAGACGTCCCCGATCTAAAAAATGTTACATGCCATTTCGGGGTAGAGTCTCTTGATTCGTCTGTTGAACAGAAAAATCCGCAGAATATATTAACTGAAAGGATAAAGCTTACATTGCCCATCGGTACGGATATACGAATTAATGACAAGGTAGTTGATTGTGAAACGGGACTTGAATATACCGCTGAAAGACCTAGAAATATCCGTGGTCATCACATTTTTGTATATATCAAGCGCACTAAGGAACAGGAGGCGCTTAAATAAATGTTTGAATCAGATGACATGAAACAGTTTTTCGGCAAATGCAGTTCTGCCGGAAACGGTGATTTCAAAAAAGCTCTTTCTGTATTTGTTCAGGGACTGGGACTTGAATTCCTAAGAGTCATTCAAGATGAAATAATTCGGCTTAAGGTTATAGATACAAGGCTTTTGCTGAGCAGTTTTCATATCGGAGATAACGGAAATGCGGAACTTTCCGAAGGAGACTTGACTGTTGAAGTGGGTACAAATGTTGAATATGCAAAATTCGTTAACGACGGTCATTGGACTTGCGGCAAAGGAGAGGCTATGAGATTTGTCCCCGGACGTTGGAGCGGAAACAGATTCATTTATGATCCATCTGCTAAAAGCGGTATGATGTTAAAGCAAAAATGGATTGAGGGGAGACATTTCTGGGAAAGCGGAATAAAAATCATGGAAAAAATGATACCCGGACTTCTTGAAGCAAAGGTTCAGCAATGGATGGATAATTACTTTTAAAAATATATGGTCGTGCCAATAAAAAACGGATTCCGTAAAATAAAATTCGATTTGTCCGGTGCGGTCACGCACTAAGGAGGGTTTATGCTTGATAAAGAGGTTGCAAGTATAATTAAATTTATTCTGGATTCTGCCGGAAATCCTGTGCCGTATTATCATAACATGCCTGAAAACTTCGTTGTTCCGTCAGTGTATTTTCCGTCTCCGGAGATTACTTTTGAACCCGATACTTTCAGTACCTACGGTGCGGATTACAATATATTTGTGAATTTCTTTCACAGCAGTACTGAACTTGCCTATGAGCTTGCACTGCCTGTGTTTCACAGTATCAACGCTGCTCGTAAGCTTATCCCTGCGATTGACATTAACGGAAAAACCACAGGGCAATATATAAGAATTCAGGATGTTCAGCTAAAAAAATCAGATGAATGCGCATATCAGATGCAGGTCGGCTGGGTAAGCAGAAGACCGTACAATTGCGAAGAAGCGCAGTTAATACAAAACTTTTATTTGAACGGAGGAAAAATATGAAAACCAAAAATGAAGATATAAAGCGGGAGATTCAGACATCTCCTGCGTCTAAGTTTACAATTGAAAAGCTGAGGGAAAACAGTCTTAAGCTTTTCGGTGTAACTCAAAGCACCTTTGACGGTGTGACATACGGTCTGAGCGGTGAATTCACTGTCTCGGAAATGAAGAAAATTATTTCTAATTGGCAGAACAAGGAGGTTAAATAATTATGGCTGGAGGAACATTCGATAAGTCTGTGGGAAAAGTAAGACCGGGTACTTACATTAATTTTGAGGCTTCAAATCAAAGTACGCTGGGTTCTTCCGACAGAGGAACGGTTCTGATCCCACTGATCAATCATTCATACGGTCCGGAAAAGGAATTTATAACTATTTCAAATGAATCGGTGGATTCGGCAATTGACAAGCTGGGTTACAGCGTATATGACGATGATCCGTCAATGCTGCTTATCCGTGAGGCATTTAAAAATGCAAGTACGGTAATTGTATACATTGCCAAGGCAGGAACTAAAGCAGCAGGTACAGGCGGAGGCTTGTCAGCAGAAGCGAAGTACGGCGGTTCAAGAGGTAACGCTCTCAGTTATTCCGTTGCGGCGAATCCCGTTGCCGGATTTGACGTTTCTGTTTATCTTGACGGTTCAACTGTTGAAGCGTTTGAGGGTGTTACAGATGTTTCGGCGCTAGTCGACAGTAAGTACATAACATTTACAGCCTCAGATGGTACTTCTCTTGAATCAGCAGCAGGGATTTCGCTTACAGGAGGTACGGACGGTACGGCTGCAAATTCTGACATTGCAGCGTTTCTTGACGATATGGAAAGCGTTAATTTCAATACCCTTGCTTTTCCTGTAACGGAAGAATCATTGCTTGCGGCGTGTGTTACAAAGATAAAGTATCTGAGGGAAAATGTAGGAAGAGGCGTTAAGGCTGTTGTTCCCGACTACAAAGCCGACTATGAGGGTATTATCAACGTTACAAATTCCGTTGTAATAAACGGCGTTACGCTTAGTAATGCACAAGCCACAGCGTGGGTCGCAGGTGCGGACGCTTCCGCTTCAAACGTTCAAAGCAATACTCATAAGATCTATGTGGGAGCTGAATCGGTTGCAAACGCTAAAACCCATGAACAGGCAGTTGCGGCAATCCAGAACGGTGAATTTTTCTTCTCATATTCCGAAAACGGAGATGTAATTGTTGAGTATGACATCAACAGTCTCACATCGTTTACAGACAGAAAAGACAAATCCTACAGCAAGAACAGGGTTCTGAGAGTATTTGACAGCTTTGCAGAATCTATTAGATTGAATTTCCCGCCTAATAAATACAGCAACAATGAAAACGGCTGGGATATTATGGACGGTATGGGAAGAAGTATTTTAAAGCAGTTCTTTGACGCAGGAGCTATCCGGAATGTTGACTATGATTCTGATTTTGCAGTGGTCAGGGGCGAAAGCAAGGGCGACAGTACTTATTTCAATGTAGGAATTCAGCCTGTAGACAGTGCAGAAAAGTTATATTTTACAGTAAAGACCAGATAAGGAGGTTAAGTTATGGAAAGATACAACGATAACCCCATAGCGCTCAGCGAGGGAAAGGTTTTTGTAGACGGTGTGCAGATACTTGACGGTGTTAAGTTTGAATTGAAATTTACACCTGATGTGTATACCGGAAAGGTATTGGGAGAACGTTCCCCAAGCTCACGCTGGATGGGATATACAATTACGGGAACTATCACAAGAAGAATATCAACTCCATGGTATAAAGAGATAGTTCAGAAATATCAGAAAGACGGAATAACGCCTGAATGCACAATACAGGGCGTAATGGACGATAAAGGCTCTGATTATTATCAGATGTACGGTTCTGATACTGTTACCGCAGTAGGCTGCGTATTTACAGGCGACATTCCTCTTATGGCTCTGGATACTGCCGGAGGAGTAAGAGAGGACGCTATTTCTTTTAATGCTAAAGATGTGATTTAAGACGTGTGTTAACGTCTTATTTTTATGTCCGAAAGCGGTCAAGACGTAAAACTGCTCCGCAAAAAATTAATATAATATTATGGAGGTCATAAAAATGACAAAGAATTTAAGCTATTTCATGAGAGAACAGAAGGAAGAAATCGTAAATGCTCCTGCACCGGAAAGTTTCGTTGACGAAAACGGAAACCGTCTTGAACTTGAAATTAAAACAATTTCCAATGACAAGATAAGAAAAATTCAGGACAATTACCGTAAGCGTTCTATTGCTCTGGATAATTCAGGAAATCCTTATCTATCGAACGGTGAAGTAGTATTCCAGACAGAAAATGATATCAACAGAGCAATGAGACATATCGTCGCTGAAGCGTTGGTTTACCCCGATTTAAAATCTAAGGAACTAATGGACTTCTATCACTGTTATGATATCAGTGAAATGCCTCTTAAAGTATTTCACAGACCGGGAGAATACAGTCAGGTATTTAATTCCGTTATGTCAGTGCTTGGACTTATAAAAAGGGACGAAGATTCAGACGAAGTTAAAGAAGCAAAAAACTAATAACCTGCAAGGGATCGTTTGAATACTGGGCGCATGTCTTATGGCAGCGCCACGGACTGCGTATGGAGGAGTTTGAGAAAATGCCTAAACGCACAAAACTCTTCTACATTGCGTCCGAATTGTGCGAGTTAAACGACCCTTGCAGGATAGATACACAAATTTTGCTTGCTATGCTTAAAAGCGGGGTGAGGCTGTAATGTCATATGTAATGAATGCCGTATTCAAGGCAACAGACGGGATAAGTCCTATATTAACAAGCATAGGTCAAATCGGAGAAAAGGTTGTTGCCGGTCTTGAAGACGGTTTTCTCGGCGTAAACTCCTCTGTTGGGCAGTCGGCAAAAATGTTTTCGGAAGCCTCCGCCTCAATATCAAAGATTTCCGGCGAAATGTCGGGTATTGTATCACAGTCGGAACAGGTTTCCGCTGTAATAGACGGAGAATCCGAGACATTGAGAAAAAATGCACAGTCATTACAGTTGAAAGCAGATGAAGCCGAACGTGCGGCAGAAGCTGACAGAAAGCATTATGAAGAACTTTTAAATCAGAGTACGGCCGAAGAAAAAGCTTCTGAATCTATGAGCCAAAGCGTAGAAATTGCACGTCAAAGGGCTGAGACCTCAGAACAAATCGCTGCCGGATTGCGTGAAGAAGCGGATGCTGCCGAACAAGCATATATTAAT